GCGGCTTTGAATTTCAAAGTCTGATAGACAATATCTTTTACTTTTATCGGACGACTGAATTCCGTGAAGTAAACTTTGGCGAGATCAATTTTAATTTCCGGATGAGCTGCGCTTCCGAGCGTTACCGCTGAATTGATAAGATCAAGACGCATTGCCTGAGGCGTGTTGGCGATCGTATTCGACTTGAAGTCGGTTTCGTTTTGCCAGATTGCTTCAAGCGTTCCTTCTATCTTGAATTCTTTATTCAAGAAATCCGCCGGCGATGCGCTGCCGAGAACATCCTGCGATTCGACCGTATCGTCAATCGTGAGTTTTAAACTCTTGATCGCTATCGGAGTCGCTGCCGCGAGTCCCGCGAGGTTAGCCGCAGTTTTGAATGTCAGATATTGAGGCACAAATCTGTTCTCAGCCGATTGCGATGGCGAGAAACTTGATTTTTGCGATCCTTGCTGACCCATGATTGAGGCGGCATATTTCACAAAATCTTTTAACGCGAATCAATATCTATTTTATGAACCACTCCGAGAGTGTGCGAATAATCTTGGCTGGCAATCGGATCGTGGACAAAAATGGTTAGCGATTGATGCTGTGAATTTTGCGCCACAGTCAGAACGTGATCGTAGACTGTCGTTTCTCCGGCATGCAAAGCTGGAGTATCCGTGCCAAGAAGAGACAAAAGCAAAAGCGCGAAACTCTGATCAGTGACCGGCGCATTGATTGATCCTTCCATCCAGTTTTTTACTCTGGTTTGCGATGCGCTGTCCTCAATCACGCCATACGACTGCGAGTCAACGGCATTTTCGATTTTTTCTTCCGGCGAGGCATCTGTAAATGCCGGCCAGTATGAGGCTGATGCTATTGCAGTACCTCTCGATGTTTCCTTGGCGATTCCTATCTGAAATAATTTACCTATTCCTTTTGACATAATTATTGTGTTTGATTATTTTTTTCTTCGACCCTTACTTCCTGCCTTTTTTCGATCCATATCTTCTCGGCTTCCTCTCTGTTTTTGGCAGTGACAGTGAGAGGATAATATTTTCCGCTTCCGGCAAAGTGATACTCTTTGGCGGCTGAAGACATGTCTTTGGTAATGTTTGCTTTTTCGATCATGTTTTTAATTGAACGTGAGTAATGTTTTCGCCTTGAGCGTAACCACGAATACCGTGTATGTCTGTCCGCTTGATTCGATGGCTGCCGGCGATGACGATGTCGGATCGACTGCTCCGACTGCTGTTCCGCCAAGAGTAAAATCTTTGTTAAATTCTTGGACTACAGCTTCGAGTAAATCTTCCACTGCTGTTTGGCTGGTGATGTTGTCATTTTTCATAACGACCACAATGTCAAACGAGTAGAGATATAAGTTGTCTTGATTTGATTCGACGCTTCCTTCGGCTGTGCCGGGAAGCAGAATTGCGCTCGGGTACACAAGCAGATCTCGGTCAAACATGTTCTGCGCTCCCGCCTGTTCGACAATTACCTGCCCCAATGTTCCCGCAGTTTTGAGAGCGTTAAGGTGATCAATAATTTTTAGTTTTATATTTCCTATTGCGCTCATTGCGATTTGTTTGCTATATCCTGCACGATGTAATCAAGAGCAACTCTGAAAGCTGTATTGATATCGCCTTGGCTTTTGCTGATAATTCTTGGGATGAATCTGTTGGGAGCGGTTCCCGGGTGATGCACTGTTTTTCCGAATATTTCTCCAGTCTTTTGATTTGCCAATACTTTTTTCACTCTGACTGTGATTGTGTGCGGTGCTGTACCTTCGTGAACGTAGATTGCATATCCTGCATTCGTCCAGATTTTTCCCGAAAGATTTGACGGCGTTGCAAGTGACAATCCTCGTCCGGGAGCTCCCCATGATGCTGAGAGATATCCTGTTCGGAGTTCTCTCGGCGTTTTGAATTGGAAGGTGCTTTCGTCTCCGTTTTTGGCAAGAATGGCGAGCGCTTTATTGATCGCATCGGATATTCTTGGAGCGGTGATCGTTGGAGCCTGTCTGAATGCCGAAACAATCTGATCAAGATTCTGGATTCTTATGTTGAATTGAGTTTCCGCCATAGCTTTATATGAATCTCACTGGACGCACATATCTCTCGAGTACGTCGGTGTCGAAACTATCCAGAAAATCATTCCAGCTAACGTTCGAATCTTTTATCGATTCGGTTTTCTTTCCACTTGATTCGCGATGTTTCCAAGATCGAGTCACAAGACTTTCACAGAGTTCGGTAAGATCTGATGGAAGATTATGTTTCGTCAAATTTCCGAAGTCAGACCAACTGATGAGAAATCCTGCCGTGTATGTTGCTCTGATCGCATTGGTGCTTGTATAAAGAAGCGGAGCAAAGCCTGCATAAATTCGAATCATTCCACTCTTGCACATCCCGCTTGGATCAGGCTCAACTAGCTCGTACTGGTCGGCTAGGAAATCTGTCCAATTGGGATTTGAAGGAGTGCCTGCTCGATACTGAAAACTGCTAAGAGAAGTCACGTTGCCATGATTGAGCATTAAATATTCCTGTCGCTCACCCCAGATTGAGTAGAGATCATTCGTGTATGTTTTCTGTGCGAAGAATTCATTGCAATAGCCCTGAATGAAATCAGTAGCTCCGTTTATCAAACGCAGAAAAACTGGGTCTGCATTTGTAACAGTGATGCCGAGAAGATCTTTGACTCTTTGGACTGTGGTTAAGGCGTGAGGATATATTTGTTCGCTCATATGTTTTGTGGATCGTGTCCTCGTCAGCATCCGCATAAACGGATACTGCGAGAACGCGATCAATTCTCTTAGGTGTTTGAAACATCAGCGTTGGCAGGTTTTTGCAAACCTCGACCAAGCAGGATGTTTCCATGAACAGAAACTGCGGGTGTTGTACCGTTGGTGAAAGTCGTTGTCTCTACAACTCGGAGATATCGCTTCCTGTTTAAGCCTAAGCCTTCAACACGAGCAAGAAGAACTCCGGCTGCAGTGATGATTCCGCCAATCACTGTTTCGGTATTGTCCTTGGCATCAGCCATATCGCTGCCGTCGGCAGCATCACCTTCTTGGAGTTTGACTGCGATTGATGTCGCATCAGGAGCTCCAGAAATCGCACCGGCTTCAAACACAATCATCGCTGTCTCGTAGCCGAGTGTGTCGACGACTGCGCCGTCTACTGCGCTGCCACCGCTATCGCTTTGTGGAGCGATGCTCTTTGAAACCGCAACATTGTCATAAATACTGTGCATAGTTATGTTTTAAATTATTTTTTATAATCCGACCTTTATTTCGCAATTTTTTCGACAGAGAATTAGGATATTTCCCTGTCGAATTTATTGCATGCGATTAAGAAGCTGTCTCAATCGTAGTGAATGCCTTAGGCAGAACATTGACGAACGCATGACGATGCTTGTAGACAATTCCGCGCTGATCAGCGAGGGCAATTTCCTTGCCTCCGAAGTTACCAGAGTTGTACTGTTCTACGCGCATCTCTCCCTTGTCACCGAATGCCGTTGCTTTCATATTTCCGAAGACTGCGAACTTTGTTCCGGCTGCAGTAGCGGAAATCTGAGGCAAATGACGAATAGTGAAAACTGGAAAGCCCATAATCTCGCCGACAGGTTTCGGACCGCCGCCAGTTGGGCTGTTCGACAAAACTGCGGGACTTGCCAAACCGGCAAGAGGCAATATTGGAATACCCTGCGTGGTCTTTGCCGCTCGAAGAGCTGCCCAGACAGTGCGATGCATATAAAATGCGGCGCCGTCCAATACAGATTCTTCAAGTTGAGCGATGATATTTGAGCAGTCAGTGATCGGATCGAGCTTATCGAACGAAGTCTCGCCCGAAGGCAAGGTATACTTTGGCACTTTAGGGTCAGCTAAAAGCCCCACGAATGGAGTTCCTGTTCCCATAAATGCCTGATAGTCGATCATGTTTGCTAGAGCTTCACCGCCAAGCGCCAAAAGCCAATCCGCAAGATTGACTGAAGCATCAGCGAGAAGATCATTGCCAATCACGAATGCGAGCTGCCACTTTTTAGCCATCAAGGCTGCCTGACCGAATGCCATACCTTGAACAGTTCCGACCGCATCAACACCGAGGTATTGACCAGTCAAAAATGCGCCAGTGTAGTTCGGAATACCGAGCTCATCGGTTTTGAGATCCCATTTCTGGGCTTGACTCAAAACAACACCGACAGATGCGGCAATACGTAAGATGGCGTTAGCCACTTCACGCGAGACAAGAAAACCTCCACGATTGTCCTGTTCTTCAATCAAAGCCTCATTGGCTTTGACGTCGATTGGAACATTCATGAGAACACTCTTGACCACTTCGATAAAATCTTTTTTCTGCTTTTCAGAAAGACCTGTCTTATCTTGGCCGTATTGCATACGCTCGAGACGTAGTTTCTCTACGATCTCTCTGGTCGTATTCGCAGACACCTCGCCAATATAGGGACCGAGTTTTTCTTTCATTGCATCATCAAAGAAGTTATTCATTGCAGACTTGAAAACTTCAAGTTGTTTTTGATCTTTTTGATCCATTGCTTTGTATATTATTTCCGGCGGCCAATCACACGAGCAGCTTTGTTGAACCGCTCGAGCGCTTCGCTACCAGAAGTTACAATTGCCTGCAAAACCTCGCGACTGAATTTCCAATTTTCAAAATTAAAAACTTCGCTAGATTCTTCAGGAGTCGACCTTTGTTTCGAGAGACCCGCATCGTTCGGGTTATCCTTCTCCTCGTCACTCTGGAAGTCGGCTGTTTTTAGTAGCGTTTCCAAAGCAGCGATTTCTGCCTTTAAGGCTTCGATGGTATTTTGAATGTTCTCTCTGGTCTTTTTAGAGAGAGGACTTGCTGTCTTTTCTGCATCTTCAGGTTTGTCTGCAACTTTCGGTTTTGGTACGCACACTAGTTCTGCGTTTCCGTTTTCTTCTAGGACTCCCTCGCTTCCATCCGAAAGTGTGCATGTATCTCCTTCGTCTGGTTCTTGATCTTTCATCTCAAAAACAATGCCTTTGGTTTTAAGAAGATCAAGATTGAGACCGAGTTCTTTTGCTTGAGACAGAGATAGTGCCTGTGGATTGGCTGGCACTGGCACGAATGAAAATTCAAGAAGCTCATGCCCTTGATCACTCTTGCCATCCATGCGAGCAGAGTTTGGAATGAATCCCACTGAAGTTGCACGTACAATTCCAGCATCATATAAAGCACGAACTTGCTGAGCGAAAGGATTGGCATCAGCTGGTGCGAATTTTCCCTCGGCGACAAGCACGTCTGCTCCGGCAACATTTTGCTTTTCTATTTTTGTCGCCACGCCGATTGGTAACGAATAATAATCATGAGCCCATAGCACGACTGGATTGTTGAGGTAGTTGGATAGATCCCAGAGATTCTGATCAACCGAATCGCCTTGTCTATCTGGCGCAGCAGTCGATATGATTACTCGAAATGTTCCCGAATCAGTTGCGGCTTTTGTCTTTGCGATGAAGTCTGAAAATTCTACTGTCTCAAGTGTGGCAGTGAATTTTGCTCGAGCTTCGTTTGTAAATAATTCAAATGTTTTATTCATAATGTTTAATTAATAAAATTACTCTGATAAATCTTCGGGTCTGATGTAGCATCGGCAGTCGGGGTGAAGTGGCGGAGTCTCCACGTCCGAATACGTGATGTCTAACGACGAACCATCTGAACCTTGCGCTGTATCCCCTTTGTCGAAAAAGTTGTCATTGACGCTTATGACTTTTCCGTCCATTGGCGCGCATAATGGGCAGACAAGACTGTCTTCGGCGGTGTACCATTTCACTGTCTCTACCACTCCGCTTTGTTTCCATGCCTCTTTTGTCGCGAGGTTCGCTGTTCTGAACGCTTCGGTGCGGGCTACCATTTCCGCACGAGTTGTATCACTGAATTCGTAAATATCCGAGATGGTGTTTTTAAGATCAGATATTGATTGTCCTTCCGCTATTCCTTGATCAAGTTTGCTTTTTAGAAGATTGAGGGTTGTTTCGTTGTAGCTCTTTGCCATGAGAGAAATTGATCTATCGATTACACTTCTCTGAAGTGCAGGACTATCAAAACCAACAAGCGATCCTGCTGCGATTCCTTCTTTGTCATAGAGATCGGTCAATACAGGAGTCACAAGATTAATCGTGATTCCTATTTCGTCTTTGAGATTAAACAGTGCATCCACCACAACTCCTTTTGCACTTTTTACGCTCTTGATTGCATTCTCGATATTTCGAAGCACTCGCGCTTTTTGTCCGTGATTTAATTTTCGGATTGCATTCGCCGTGAGTTTTATGTATGGCTCGATTCTAGTTTCAAACGATCGATAAATTACTGCCCAGTCTTTATCGGTTAAGTCACGAATACTTTTTTGAGAAACTTCTTTTTGTTGTTTTTGAAATTCTTTGAACGCATCAGTCATTTTTTCTCCGAAATCTTTCGAGAGAGACTGTTGCATTTTTGCCGCCTTTGCATACCTGACCGATGGTCTAGCTCCGCTTCCTGTTCGAAGTGTATGCTTTGTGCGTTTTGATTTTTGTGGCTTATCTTTATTGGTGTCTGTATTTTGCGATGTGTCTTCCGATAGAGGTTGAGTGGTGATTGGATACAAAAGACTATCAGCGCTTTCGTTTTCTACAGGTTCATAGCCGAAGTATCGTTCGCGCTGTTCGTTCGGAGTGAGGACTCCATTGGCTGCTTCCATTTCTTTTACTTTCAGTTCGGTATTTTCTGGGACTGGATCTTCAAAGTCGAGGTATAAGTTCTCGCCATACAAAGGCACGAGAAATTCATTTAGATACGAAACAATAAGTTGCATCTTTGGTTTGATCGTTCTCAAGGCAAAGATATAGTTTGTTGCTTCAGCGTTGGCGCGGTTCACGTCATCGGTAATACCAAGAACCGTGCGAGGTACTCGAAAGCCTGCAAGTATTCGGTCACGCATCATGATCATCAAACTATTAAAATCCATATCCTTATGGTTTTCGCTCGCTTGCGTATACTTCGTGCCTTTTGGAAGCACTAGAGTTTTGTATGCGCTGTCGTATCCTTTATGGATTGCTTCAAAAGACTTTTTGATAAATTGTAATTGCGACTCAGTTCGAGCGTTTTCACTTTCGAGAATTCCACCGATTCTTGCTCCATTTATGAAAAATCTTCGGTTGAATTCCATCGCATAGTTATCTGCATCAATCCAAAGAGGAATCGACTGCGCTGTGCCTATACCTTCATGTTCATCGCTTGGATCAGGATATTTAATGTGAAGTATTTGCGATGGATCAAACTCATATCTTTTCCCGTATGAGGTGTATTCAAATTTCATTATTCGGCTCGGGAATTTTGTATGATCAACAACAACCCGCACGCCGGACGGATTCAAAGGATAGAGTGCTTTTGGTTTTCCCTGAGGCTTACCGTCAGCTCCGGCTTTTACTCCATCCATCACAGCATAAAAGTTTCCAGCAAGTTCAAGGTGCGATCCTATTAAATATTTCAGTTCGTATCCTGTCTGCATCTCCGAGACTCCATGCAATAGATCAAGAATTTCGTGATCAAATATTTCAGTCGCTTCGTCGCCCTTCATTTGAAAAAGTCGCCATCGCATGTTTGCAATTTCTTCAGAAATTGCGCGAACGCAGGCATATACCCATCCGTTATATACGGTCATCGCTTTCGCCGGAGAGACACGCTTTGACGATGCCCAGATCGCAAACGGATCGCTGTTGGAAGAATCCATCCAGCCGATACCGGAGACACTTTTTCCTACAATCCTATTTATTATTTTTGATATAAAATTTTGCATTTTTTTAACGCAAAAGGGGCGGCCGACAAAATGTCGTACCGCCCCTATGGTTTTTCCATTCAGGACGCTGAGCGTTGACTCAGGTGAAATATTAAATTATGTTTTTATTATAGCGGACCCGATTGGGACCGTATAGAGAGTCCAAAACTCTAGATGTGGATAACTTTTAAATAGCAACTGTTTCAAATTCTCCCAGATCATCTTCGGCATTTTTGATCATATCTGTATTGCTCTTTTGGCTATTGGTATTAAGATTCGATTTGCGTATTTCATAGCGAGTGATCTTGCTTGTCTGTATATAAATTGTTATCTCACCGAACTGCATTTTTTTAGCTTGCTCAAAAGCGCGGAGCAATGCTTCCTGTTCGGCGGTGATGAGCGCATGCTTTCGTGGATCTAGATTTTGTTGGTTAGTATTCATATCGCTATTATTTCTTCCGGCATTTGAATACCTTGATTGACGAGACCAAGGATTAAATACACGAGAGCATCGACAAGGTCATCGTGTTCTTCAACTCCAAAACCGAAAAGTTGTAAAAGTAAATCTTCACAGCCTGCACGCGGAAATCTAACCGTTCCATTTTTAATATAAATTGCTGCAACTCGTAGGCGTGCGCGCTTGTCATGCGTTGCTTGCATTCTTTCCACTGCAAGACCTCTGCGTTCCATTTCATCGTTCGCCGCTTTTTGATATGCGACTTCTTCGGCGAAGATTATGTGATTGCCTCCGAAACTTTGATGAAGTGCGAGTGCAGAATTTACTGTTTCCTGCATGTCGAATCTTTCATTGATTGCGTTCGGATATATATCAACGTGCGGACGTTCATTTTCAAAACTTAAAGCACCAGAGACCATCGAGGTGTAATCAGCAGTTTCTTTTTTACTGATTGCATAGTCGATGCCTGTGCCGACCATTGCAATCTCTGAAATCTTTGGAAGCGTATCATAATAATGTATTTCTTCCGGTTTCACTTCTTGACCTTCGTCCGGCACAACTTTCAAACAGTATTCGCGCAGGTATGCATTGACCCCGACCTTATCTCTTTGAAGATCAAGGGCTTCTTTATTTGGATATTTTGCTTTCCAAGAACACAATCCGTCTTCACTGACTAGTGGATATTCAAGATGCTTGAAAGTTTTATCTCTCTTAAGTCGAGACATGAGTGCATCGGTATGTAGTTGATTTCCAATTACAATGAGTCTTCCTTCCCTTTCATCAATCGCCGGAATGACTTCACCTCGAAGCCATCGTTCTGTTTTGTCGCGGTTGTCTTTGCTACGGACCCATTCCAAATCTTCAGGATCGTCGACAATGACAAGTTTCGGTCTATGCTCTCTGTGTCTCAAACCTCGCACTTTTTGTCCTCTTGATCGTGCAAGAATACGAACGCCATTTGAGAGCAACATATTTTTTGCCTGCCATTCTTCTTCGCTTTCAAGTGTCCAATCTTCAATGAACGAACCTTTTATTTCTCCATAATCCTGCTTGATCAAGGAATTATCTTCGAGTTCGTTTTTGATGTTGGCAATGTTGGTACCGGCTTGAAGACCAGTATCGGCTACTGGAATTATGAACGGATATAATTTTGGATATTCAAGTGCAGCCCATATAGGAAGAGCAAGCGAGCCGAACGTGCTTTTTGCGCTTCCACGGAAGCCGAGTATTTCAACCATCATTTCGTTTGGATCTCCAAGAACATCTAAAAGTTCATAATGAAAATCTGCTGGAGCAATTTTGAGATAGTGGGACAAATAAACAAGACAAAAACCTTTCAATGTGCGAGCCATCTTTCGACGCGTTTCGTAGTCGTCAAGAAAATTATTGTTTTGCCACCACGATTGCAGTGGTTGTTGTGTTTGTTTTATTTTCTCCATTGTTAATTTCTTTTGTTGGCTCATTTTCTTTTGGAATAATTCCCCAGTTCACAAGTGCTTCAAACATTCTTTGTTTTTGTTCTGGCAGTAATGGTTTTGATCTTGCTTCAAGTCCAACTGTGCCGATATGTCTTTCAAAAATACCAATGTCCATTTCGGCTCCAAGGATTGCGAGATCAAGTTTGATGATTGCGTTCATAGCCATGATCTGGTCCCTATAACTTGGTGGAGGAAGTCCATCTTTCTTTAAGTCATCGGTATAAAAAGCAATGCGTACCAATCTATCGGCCACTATTCTTTGTCTCTCTTTTAGTTGAGCAATTCGTCCGGTTATTTCTTGTCGATCAACTTGCGTTGAAAGTTCTTTGTTGATTTTCCATATCAGCTTTGAGAGGTAGTGAAGGTTGGCGATTTTAATGCCCTTTTTCTCGAGCACATCCTGAAGTGAACGCAGAGATATAAGAGGGTCTATGACGATGCTGTCTCGCACCGCCCTCATTATCTTTTCTTCAACCGGCTTGAGAATTTTTGGCATGTGTATCTTTGTGTATCTATTTTCAAACGACCTTTATATTTACTAGCTTTTTTGCAACTGCTTGAACCACGTTTACAGTGACAGCATTGCCGAGACATTTATACCTTTGGGTATCACTTATCCCCTCTGTCCATCCATCAGGAAAGCCTTGAAGTCTCTCGCATTCCATTGGAGTAAGTCGGCGAATTTTTATTCTTTTGGACCAGACTATTGGTGTCTGGCCACCTCCCATGCCCATTGCCTGCGTAAGGGTTGGAGACACTCCATCCTTCCTTGCTTTTTGATGTGATTGTAATCCGCCAACTGCATATAGTCCTGTCTTTGCTCCAAGTCCGCCTGCTTGGCTTGCGAGCGTAGTTGAGATTCCTTTCGGATCATAGACACGATTGCCTTGGCTTCCGCCTATGATTTGACGTGGCGATCTTTTACCAACATAAGTTCCGTTTGAGTCTGCGGTAACACGTGTCGTGATGGTCGGTAGGATAATATCCTCGCTGTTGTTTTTGGTGAAAGGAAATATTTGCGGTCTGGACGTACCTCTAAGATGTCCAACAATGAACACTCGCTCCCGATTCTGAGGGACTCCGAAATTCTTTGAGTTAAGCACCTGCCACTGAACGTCGTACCCCAATTTTGTAAGCGTGGTGATGATTGTTTTGAAAGTGTTGCCATTGTCATGAGATAGCAGTCCTTTGACGTTTTCCAAAAGTAAGAGCCTCGGCTTTTTATTTTTGAGAATTCGTGCGATGTCAAAAAAGAGCGTGCCTCTCGTATCCTTGAACCCTTTTCTTTTTCCAGCGATCGAGAAAGCTTGGCACGGAAATCCTCCGACCAGTAGATCGAAGTCGGGTAGTTTGTTTGGTTTGATTTTAGTAATGTCTCCATAATTTTTATGTTCAGGAAATTGTTTTTGATATATCTCAATTGCATATTTGTCGATCTCCGAGTAACCCACACAAGTAATCGGTTCTTGTCCATCGCACCTGCCGTTATGGTATTTGCGAGACTGTCTTCTCTCGGCATTAAAACTTTCAAGTTTCTGGTATCTTTTACTATTCCCATTTTCCGAAGTTTTTTTGCTTCTTCCGTTCTTCTTTCCGTTAGTTGTGTCCACATATGCTTTTTGTATACCAAGTTCAAATCCGCCAATTCCCGTGAATAAACTTAAATATTTCATTGGCGAGGACGGCTCATCCGCTCCCAGCGATCACGAATCACATCGCAGAATTTTGGATCAAGCTCGATCATATATGCACGGCGACCGACCTTTTCGGCTGCTGTCATCGTGCTTCCGGATCCTGCAAAAGGATCTAGAACAATATCGTTTCTTTTGGTTGAGTTTCTAAGTGCGCGCATTGCAAGCCAATCAGGTTTTTCAGTTGGATGTAAATATCGAGCAGTAGCTTTTCTGGGCATCTCCCAGACGTCATATTCGTTGTCGCCGTAGAACGAGTGCGTGCCAGTTTTCCATCCATAGATAATGCTTTCGGCAGTTTTCGGATCAGGTTTTTTCGCTTTGGCGATCCACTCATGCTTGTAACGATAATCGTTCCATCCCATGCTCGGCACGTTCTTGACCCAGATGATGACGCCTGAGTGTCTGAATCCATTTTTGAGCATACTTTGTAAAAATTGAGGATACGAACTCCAACCCGAGCAAATATAAAACGAGCTACCTTCTTTGGAGTGCATGCACATCGCAAAAAACGCACCATCAATCAGATGTTGAAATTCTTCAGTTGTCATATTGTCGTTTTTTATTTTCTCGAGACCTTCGTTTCCTAGTTTCTCTCCGCGAGAATGATAGTTCACGTTGTAAGGAGGATCGGTGAATATCATGTCCGCTTTTTCTTTGCCGAGTAACGTTCGATAAATTTCTGGATCGGTTGAGTCTCCACAGATAAGACGGTGTGAACCTAGTTCATATACTTCGCCGAGTTTTGAACGCGCTTCGGTAGTTTCATCAATCGGTTCTTCTTCGTCGTCTCCGTCGTCGAGTGTTTGATCCAAGATTCGGCTGATTTCATCTTCTCTAAATCCCGAGGCAGGAATATGCGGATCCTCTTTGAGTGCAATGATTATGTCCGCTAATTTTTCCTCATCCCACTTTCCTTTTATCTTATTCAGTGCAAGGTTCAGAAGTTTTTCGTCATCAGCAGACAAATCAACAAAAGATGCAGGTATTAAATATATTCCTTTTTCATCTGACTCGATTATTCCTTTCGGGACCGTTCCCGTAGCTATGAGTGATTCCAAAGCCGATAGTCTTTGATGTCCGCCAACAAGCACGCCATATCGATCTTTGTTTTTATTTACGACAATCGGCTCAACGAAGCCAAAAGTTTTGATGCTTGTTTTGAGCGCATCCATTTCTGAATCTGGCATAATTCTCGGATTGTAATCGGCGCGTTTCAGTTCGCTTATTTTTATTGCATTCATATTTAAATCCCGAGTGTTATGTCTATCTCGACTCGACCTTTTCCATCTGGTGAATAGTGAGTTTCAAAACTGCCATCGAGAAATTTATCATTTGTAAAAAGAGCATCAGCAATTCCCTTGAAGATATTATCGGGATCGCCATGAATACCATTGCGCCAATAAATGCGGATATCCATGCGAGCTCTATCAGCGGAGTTTGTGGTTAATGGAAGAATATTAGTTAATAAATTTTTACCAGCAGACATGAGATATTCCGGATAGTCACCGTAGAATGATCGACGAACGTAACTTTTCCATGCGTTGTATCTTCTTGCTTGAGGTAACCACAACGCTCGTTTTACTACTCGAACATAAGGGACTGGATTGCCATGCCAGTCATCTTGATTTCCTTTAATAAGAAATGTAATTTTTTTCATTTTCTTTATAGTGAATTTTATTTATTAATGCTCATTTTGCTTACAAGCTCTCTAGTAATTTTTTTGAAGTTATCCACAGGATACCTAAGACTAGATTTCTCTTTGTTTCCTAGATTTTGTGTGTCTAATTTGTAGACCGCTTTTGGTCTATTTTTTAGACCGATTTTGGTCAATTCTCTAGACTGGTCTATTAAATTGACTACCTTATCCACATCCATATGCAGGTTAATTTTGTAGACATTTCCGTTGCGGTTTTTACTGACCATGACTGCCTCTGCTTTTGCAAGATTCTTTAAACCTGAAGCGACTGACTGGCGCGACAATCCAGTGCCGTAATCAAGAACATTTCCTCTCCGGTCTTTTATGCCATCCATGAATTGCGAGAAACTGATGCGATCTGCTTCCTTATGAAAACCAAACGTGCGACGGCATATGTAAATAAGGCATCGAGCTTCTGATTCAGGAATGAGTGGAAGTACTTTGTCGAGAATAATATTCGGCAATTGAGTACTATTTGGTATTAATGGTGTTGTTTTATTTTCGTCCATAGTTTTTTGAAGAGAGAGAAACACCGATAGCCCTATCGATGTCTCTCTGCTTTTTTTTGTAAGACTGGCGAGGATTTACACCTCGCATGACAGCATTTTCTCGACCTACGAGGTAGCTGTCTGTGCCACGCGTCTACTTATTCCGCCACAGGCTTACTCAGGAATTAGCCCCTGATCTCAGCCCTCATGCCACTGCGACAAGGGCTGAGTCAGTGGCCAATTTATGAATTATTTGCCACTTTTCTCGTCCTTGTTTTTTGTAGAACGCTTTGGTTTTTCCTCCTTTGAATCTCTTAGATCCTTATCGAACTTTTCTTGAGAAGTGAGTTCTGGGGGTAGTTCACCTTTGGCTTCAGCAATTTTTTGCTTTCCAAATTCAACTACTCTTGCGAATCCATCCTCGAGAATCTCTGGTTGCATCGCTTCAATCGCGGACCAACTTCGAGTTGAGAATGCATACTCAAGCGCATCAGTTTTATTCTTTTTCTCTGCTGCACTTGAACTTGGCCAGACTGATACGAGGTAACCTTCAATTTCTTCTAGCCAACGTTTTTTTGCTCTGACCCATTCACGTTTATCTTCTTCAGTTTTGATTAGGTCGCCTGCATCTTGCTCGGCATAACTAAATCGTGCTGCGATCGGATCCTTGATGATCGCTTCAATGGCGGGAGCAAAGTCTTCGTAAGTGGGATTTTTAAATACCGCACCGTCGAGAAGATTTCCTCGTCCTTTGAGAATAATTGATTGGCGCCAGACTTCTCGCTTTTTTCTTTGGATGAGTTCATGTCTTTCCATGAGTACTAAGACATCAAATTCGTACGCTGCGTTTTTCTCCGCTTGCATCTTCACTCCAGTCTTGGTGAATTCTTTTCGACCATCTTCATCCACTTCCTGCTCCATCCGATCTGACACACGGCCAGTTGCTAGGATGTGCAGTGGCGATTGCACGAGTGGAATTGAGAAGTATTTATTCCACTCTGATTTAATCGACATCCAGTCCTGAATTTGAAATGTCTGACGATTAAGTTTCTTCTTATAAGCTTCTTGGAAGTCCATCCAGATGTGAGTGATACTGTCGATCACCATAATGTCGGCGTATCCATCTGAACAGAGTTTCATTGCTTTTACTAAGTCAGCCAGCGAGTGAGTCTCGCGTACCATCGCTTCAATTCCATTCTCTTTAAAGAGGGGGATTAAAAACTTCGATGCTTTCTCAGTATCAATAAGAACAATCGGCTTTTTGCTCCCGATCTTTTTATGAAGACCGATCGCTACTAATGCGGCAGTCCAACTTTTGCCGGTTCCCGGCTCCCCCTCAAATGCCGCCTTGAAGTAGGGTTTTGTGTTTCCGATAGCTGTGAAGAATGTATCTTCAGCTGTCGGAGAACTGCTTCGTTCTAGTGTTTGCATAATTTTTACTTGACTCGACAGAGGGGTCTTTGATACAATGTATCTGTTATTAAGGGACTCCCTCTGGGGGTCTTTTATTTTTTTAATAATCTAGTAATTCTTTTATCTGCTTCGGCCAACATCGTTTTGTTGATTTGGCTCATGATCTCTCTGAGTAATCCGTCGCGGATGATTCCGTGCGCCATGACTATGGCTTTCTCGTTTTCCGCGTCCATGTTGGTCAGTTTGCCCATAAGCTCACCGGTATATTCGGCTATTAGGTCAAACGTCTCTGCGAGGATTCGTTCGTCGACAATCGCCGGCGCTCTATCCTCGACTAATTTCAATGCTTCTCTCGCCAGTTTTTTCATTTGTGCTTGTTTTGTCGTCATAGTTTTTTATTGCTTTCTCGGAAAAAGCAATTTAATTTATTACCGGAGAACAAGCTGATCTGTTGTGTAAAAATCGGAGAAAAATTTTCTAAACTTTTCAGGGTTTCCTTTTCCTCCAACTCTCCACTCTGTGATCTCCTCGGGCGGACATTTTTCTTTATAGTCGTAGATAGTCACAATCACTCGACCATCTTTACTTTTGAATGCCCACTCATATCTCACTTTTCCATCGCCTGAGTACCAAGCTCCGCCGTCTTTAGTGCAGTCATTTGGAAATCCAAATTTTTCACACAGTTGGCTGAAGGTTGTTTTGATATATCCTTTTCCGCCGGTACCGTTGCGATCTCGCACAGATGCTTTTACGAATTTCATTTTTTATATGAATTATTCGACTGATAATGTTCGACCTTTAACTGCCACAAAAAATGGCAGTAATGAGTGAATGACTACTCGAAGTCACTCACTCGTTACTGCCACGAAACTTTAGGATGGAGGTAAAATAAAAAAACACACCCTTTCGGATGTGTTTTTTAGAAAACTATTATAAAAAAATTAAAAAATACGATATTCTCATGTAAGTCATTCGCATTTGCGACTTGACAGAACATAAGGCTTATTGTGCGACACTCTATAGTATTTTATATAGAGCATTTGACCTCCATTAAAAATGGTGCCCTACTTATAAAATAGGTCTAAATTGACCCATTACCAGAAAGACAAGTATTGAAGTTTTCTACTTGATTATTATATGTTTCAATTTTTTGTTTTGTATCTATTATCAACTGATTATAAATATCAATCTGAGAATTATATTCATCAACTTGTTCTTTGTAAGTACTCCCCTCAAAAATGACGTTCTTATCAATTTTCTCTCGTCTAATAGCTAAATCACTCTCCATTGTATTCAATTTAGTTTGATCAATATCAATGACTCCATAAAGAACCTGATCAACAGGAGGACATGCGCTTCTTGGAGTGCCAAAATGCTGGACAGATATCCAAACATTTTTTCCTTCAAAAACACCTTTTCCTACAGCTACGCCGATTTCAGTATAGTGTCTATTCAAAATATTGGCTCTGTGACCGGGACTAGCCATCCATGCATCAACTAGAGCTAAATCATCTTTAAAGTTTCCTAGAGCCAAATTCTCTCCAATTAATATGTAGTCATAACCTACTTGGCTGCTAAGGTCTGATACACCTTGTCCACTCGGAGACATATGCTCAAAGTATTGCTTATCAAACATATCTCGCAATTTATTTTCTGCTGACATATCTAATTTACTATTTTCCTTTAACGGCTCAAGATTGCCATTTTCTTTTCTATATTTATTTGTAATAACAATAACATTATCTTTAGACAATGTTATTGTTTTACCATTAATTAAATTATCAACAACACGAAGAGCTCCCGGAAGATCAACCTTTTTTGCTAATTGTACTTCTTGTTTTTCAGTAAACTTAATTATTGGATTTTTAATATTTGTTTCAAAATGTTTTGAAACATTATTAAGAACCAATTTAATATCATCCCTTGCTACAAAAATAGACAAGGCTAAAAATAATATAATACAAATTTTATAAAATAATTTCATGTGTTAGTTACAAGATTTTGATTTTGAATAACCAGATTTCTCTGCATCTTGCGAAGAGCTAAACCAAATTTGATTCTCTGGCTTAATTCGTGACGCTCCACTACAACCTGGACTGTAATACATTTTACCATTTTTCGAAGCTACATACCTCTTTTCTTTTACATTATTAATTGATTCTATTAATTTAGAATCATTTTCTTTTATATTCGCATCTCCCAATAAGGCTTTATTAGATAAAATAGAAATACCATTATCAACACTATCT